TGCCATTATTCTATTCTCCTATAGTCGTTAATAATTAGTTCTTGCATTAGAATTCTATTCCTGTTTTAGTGATAATGAAATCAATTGCAATGAATTCTATTGCTCTTGCCGGCTTGATAAAGACTTGTGCATAAAGAATGTTTCGGTCAATAAGGTCCGGAGTTGTTGTGGTACTGTCCAAAATCAATTTATATTCGCTTATCCCAAATCGTGACTTGGCATCTGCGAGGATTGGATCTGCTCCGTTCTTGAATCGGGTCCATGTTGCCTGAACACTGTTGTCAAACAAGATGGTTTGAGCAACCTTTCCAATGCGTTTCTTAAGATAAATCATAAGACGACGAACGTTTATTCTATCCAAAGCGGATGGGGTTTGTTGAAGGGTCTTTTGACCGAATACAACTGTTCCTTCTCCGGGAAAGTTTGCAATTGGGTTAATATTGATCTCATAAAGATCATCACGCTCTGCTTTTGTAAGATTTTCAATACCAGCAGAGACTTTGACGCCACCACAGGCCCCATTAGTGCTGGCACATCCGAGATATTTGATTCCACCGCGATTGAATCCTGCTGGAGCAAACCATGGAGCGCCTGAATCAGCATCACTCTGAGCGAGAACTCCGATACCTGCAACTGAAGAGGGAACACCAATTCCACCTTCGGAAGCTGCCAATCTAACTGGAGGATAATAAGTTGCTGCGTAGTTCGAATTATAATCTAGAGTACGAGCACTTGCAAGAACATCCGAAACAGATCCCAATGATTCCGTACCACCATCTTCATAAGGTTGTTTGAAACCTGAGTCGATGTCGATGATTGCAAGGTTATCTCCTCGCTCTTCTGACATATTAATTACCTTTTGTACAAGATCGGAATTTGTAAGACCGGGAACCGATGCAACATCAAATTGAACCAATTCTGGATCTTCGACAAGCTCTATTGCTTTATCAACAGAATAATACGCGTAATGGGTGCTAACTGATTGACCGTCCAACACTGTCACACTAGAGAATGGATCGACTTGTGTAATATCAAGACCATCAGCGCCACCAAAGAACGGAGCAGTGAAAGATCTAAATCCAGCAGTTTGAAGAAGAGCGTTTGTTCCGATGCCCGTTGCCGTTTCGGCTGTGGAAGCGACGTGTGAACCGGATTCATAATAAGCTTTTCCATCTGCAGCTACAATAACATCATCCATTGAAAACACAAAGGAATATTCGTATGTACTATTACTTTCGAAAATGTCTCCACCATTTGGTAGAGGTCTCAAAAGGTCTTTATAATCTTCCTGATAGTATACTGTATTTGGGCCGGTTGTGTCCGTGCTTCTTGCTTGTCGAATCCCTAGAGATTGTTTCTTGCTATAGTTTGTCTCACCATCATAAGTGTTTTGTTCTGTGAGTTCCAAACGAGGCCATTGCATTCGGATAACCTGACCGGCTTCGCCTAGACCATTGGTACCGGATGTTCCAAAGCCTGCACCCGTAGTGTTACCACCATAGAGAGCAGAACCCAGCGCGGGACCAGCCCAACGATAAGGGTTTGCTACTACCGGAGAAGATCCGGAAGTCATAATAAAATCTTTTGGCTTTGTTGGCCCGTAAAACCCAAATGGAATTTTAAGAGCATCATCACCCAGACTATTTTGCATTTCAACATAAACATAGTCAGAATTGTTTGGATAACTTCCATACAAATTATATTTTTTTGCAGCAGTATTCCATGTTTGATATTGATCTCCAATTCTTTTTGCTACATAATTATCATCTGATGGATCAAGGTTACAATTGCTGTATGTTTCGACTGCTTCACCGGCTTTGTTAACAATAATAACAGAAAAGCTTGAATTTGGATTTGCGTTCGTTCCTAAAGATAGATTGCTGATACGAACAGCATAGTTTTCATGAAAGAATGATCCCTCATGTAGAGAAACCAGTCGAAATAATTTTTGCATGCTCTCCGGAGAATAACCTGCGGGCGAAGCTGTTGGGTTTGGATCTCTATTGATAAACCAACCTGTCTTGGCTGCTGTCGCAACTCTATTTCTATTTGTCTGGTAAGCAGATCCGCTAACTAAAGGTAGCAATATCGCAAATTGTTTTCCGGTACCGGTAGAAGATGCCGCTGCCAACAATGCATTTAGACGAGTTTCATAAGTTTCACCTAAGAACTCTTTCTTGGTATCAGCAGCGCCATAGTTTGTGGTGACCAGTTTTTGAGGGTTCTTATTAATAGAACCGTTTCTAACCTTGCTCATTTCTTCTGAGAAGTTTAGGTTATGAGAAACCGAAGTACCAGCAGCCGAATGAACGTCAAGCTTGAACAGGCGGTCTCCACCAGAAATAATAAATACGCCTGCGGAAGATGTTGTTGTTGATCCCAATGGGTCTGCTCGGTTTCCACTTAATGTTACAGCAGAGCCTGTTGTGTAGATTACAGCAGCCAAAGAACCTGTTACGCCAACCGCTCCGTTTGATGCACTTGGGCAAATGAATAAACCGTAAGCAAGATCGACTTCTGCCGGGTCTGTATCCAGGTCCCACCCAAGATTCCAGCCTGCTTGAACTGTGGTGCTGGTTGTCTCTCCGCCAAGTCTAATAAATGTAACCGGTGATGTCTCGGAAGATAACCACGCTTTTGCTGCATACAATCCGTATGTTGCAACCTGTTCATTTCCATTTCTCCAAACGTCACTTGATCCGGCGCCAACACCAGACTGAGGTTCTCCAAAAATTGAAACCATTTCTGATAAGTTTTTAACCTTAACTGGTTTTCCAATTGGTCCTGTTTTTGCTTGTCCTATAATTAAGACACCATCATCTTGTGGTTGATTAGCGATCTGACTCTGGTCGATCTCTCTAAGTTGTATACCCGGTGATATAAAATCAAATTTTCTAGGCATTAAAATTCTCCTTATAAACTATTACTCAACAGTAAATAGTATGTTGGTGGCGGAAAAGTAATTAGTCGCGATAATCGTCATTTTTCTTTTTCCACGGTATTTTATCACCGACAATAACCCTTTCTCGTGAAATTCTTATCTGAACTGCTGTCTCTCGAATAGTTATTTTTGGTCGTTCTCTATTGGGACCTTCTCCGATCAAGTATCCAAGCACTTTGATAGATACTTTTGTCTCAAACATTCTCTCTTCTTCACTTAAGTTAGTTGTGTTTTTGTTATAGGAAAAGTCCTGTTGAATGAATGCTTCATATTGATTCCCTTCGTGTTTAAACAGAAAACTATTAAGTCCGCCGGTTTTTGTTATAAACGGCTGGATCAAATCATTCATTTGTTGCTGATATTCTGTTCTTATTGTTATCGAGTACATAACTGTAACGTAAGTTGGAACCGGTATTGTTATTTCTTGATATACAATCTTCTTATTGTCTCCACGACCTGTACCATCAACTGTTTTAAGTTCTCGCGATTTATCTGCATTTGCAAAGTTTCTTGTTTTCTCTTGTTGTATTCTCTTCATAATTGTAAGAGAAGAACCTCCTTTGTAATCGCCCTGCTCTATTAGGTTTGCTTGAACTGATCCCTTAAATGCTGGGTCTTTTGCCATAGAATCTCTGTTTATTGTGATAAGGGGCAATTTGAGTTTGCCAACCTTATCTCTTAATTCTTTGTTGTTCTTAATTTGAAAGGCTCTCTCTGTTCCAAGCCACAAAACCGGAACCTTCTTATCTCCTTGATTTGTGTTTGTAGATAGATCTAGCGTTTGATCGACCCACTTGAATATTGCGCCATCAATGGTTTCGATTGATGAAGGTTCAAATGTTTTTATTTTATCCGGCATCGAAAACTCCCTCTCTGGCTCTTATACACTCGGCTTGTATCTCAAATAAATGCTCTGGTTGTCCAAAGAGAAGCTTTGGTTCGTTGAGTTTTACAATCTCATAGAATATTTCTCCGTATCGTACGAAATCTCCCTCTCTTACATATAGATCTTGATCTTCTGTTAATCTTCTTTTGTGAAATTTAACATTAACTTTTGTTGATTTGTCCAAAGAAACATTTTCCATGAATGTTGACTCGATACCTTGAAATTCCACAAGAGCATAGACCCTCACCGGAGGAAGGAAAGTTTTCTCTATCGCTTCTCCGTATAATGGATGATAGTTTGTGTGTTCGATGTCCAAAGGGAAATACAAAATCTGCTGCCCAACAACTCTTTCGATGACCTCATCATTGATTTGTTTAACCAAGTCTCTCTCCTTTTTCCCAAAGAACATTGGTGGCGGGGGAGCATCGGGCTTTTTCCATTTATTATCTTTTGACATTCATTATCCTCTTATTATCTTAATTTTCACTCTTCTTTTATTCTCTGAGAGAGATCCTTTGTGCTTCTCTAGAAGATTATGGATTCCTTCTAAAGCTTTATCTTCCATCATCTCCGGAGAAACATTCTCTATCAGGTCAACACCCGCTTTCAAGTTTGCTGGAAATTCATTTTCTAGTTTTACATAAACCGGAACAGCCAATGTATCATTGTCGACCGTGACTAATCTGTATGCCTCATCATATGATAGTTCATCATAGTCAATTGTAATCGCCGGAAGTTCCTTCCCCAACAAGGAATGAATAAAAGCTTTTTTTAATTTCTCATTCATAAAGTATTGGTTGAATACATTTGCCAAAAGGGAGGAGATCTTCTTTATTCGTTTGGGGAATTTAGCTATAACCTCTTCTTCTGACGTATCTTCTCCCAACATGTCCGTTGCCATATTTTGCAAATCAAAATCCATTATTGTACTGAACCTTGCGCTGGAAGTATATTCCTCACCTTCATCATCTTCTCCCTTCTCTATCTCTTCTTCGTCCCACCACAAGCCAGTGGTTCCATCGAGAATACCATACTTCTTAAGAATAATGTCAAGTATATAATCCTCGCTGACGAATATCCCATCTTTCTTTAGATGCTTTTCAATTTTCATATTGACGGACCCACTGATTCTATCGTAAATTTCTTTAAGATAAGGCAAGACCTTTGTAATTGCGGCACTAATCTGTTCAATGAAGATAGAATTGATGGCTCCACCAAAGATTTCTTCACATGCCCCTTGTCTATAACGAACAACACCGGTATATCTATTATCCCCAACAAATTCTAAATCAACAGCTTCCACTTCATCATAGCTTACTGTCTCCCAATTTCCGGAAAGATCTCCGTTTTCTGCTAGTTCTCCGATGACCTCATCAATAGAGAGTTCTTCTCTAAGATCAAATGAGTCTTTATTCGCGTCTGAATTAACCAGTTGTCCAACTAAGTTAAACTGGCAGTACATTTCAAAGTTTCGTATCATGGGTTCACCTGAATACGAATCCTCATCGACAACAATCTCAAAAGTTATAAGGTTTCCTGTATTCGCTGCCAAAGAAGCAACAAGAGCATCAGCTTCCAATCTCAGCCTATCTGTTTCTGACATTCCCCGAGACATCATGATGGTGTTTTCCATCTCTTTATCATACAGAACGCCTCCATGAAAGTCCAAATCCGGATTGATCTCTGAAAACAAATTAGGCAGAACATCATCTACATGGTATTTTGCATCCTCGTAACTTCCTCCGTATCTGGTGAATGAAGACATATCAATCTCGCCTGATGGAAATTTACTGATAATGTTTTCAATCTTGGTTTTTTGCATGTCTGCTAATTTCTTATAAATGTAAGTATCAAAATCTGGTGTTTCTTTACCATAGATTTTACCCTGTGGTGAAGCTATACTGATTGGCTCTTCCTTATTCTCTGGATCATGGAATGCTACATTTTTAATTCTTATTCTAGAATCTGGCTCCAGACCTGCAACGTTGCGGTCAACATCAAAAAAGATTTCTTCATCTCCCATCTCGTCGAGAGCTTCTTGTGTGGGAGGAATACCAGCCATCACAAACTCTTTTGCGGGGACAGAATACACGATCATCCCGTTTCCATAGACTTCTGATAATGCACAGATGTTATATTCGTCATAACTATCTTTTCCTTTTCTATTAGGCAGGTTATGACAAGATCCTATCTCTGCGTGATCCGACATCCTAAAAACATCCATCGGGTGTCTTGATAGGATGAAATATTGTGTTTGTAGGAAATCTTCATAATTCTTTGAAAGTTTTTCCATTCTTGTACCATCATTGAAATAATCTCTAGCTTTGTTAATTTTTTTGATAAAACTATCTTCATTTGTGAGAAACACTTCCTCAATGTTATGGTTGGCATAGTCGCCACCACCAAAATATTTTGCAAATCCGGAATAGGTATAATTACTGATCTTTATAACTTCTCTATGTCGTTGTTTTAAAACACTCTCAAGTTTTTCTAATTCTTCCTCTGTTCGTTCATTTTTTGGAGCTTCGTAAATCTCTTCATATTTATCCTCTAACATTCTGATCTCAGCATTGAGTTCTCTTTCTTTCTTTGCTCGCTCGCCTAGTTTAGTTGTAAATTCAATCATTTTATTGAACAAGCTTGCTGGCTTGAAAGTTTCGACCTTAGTTCCGACCCTTACTATTTCTTTGCCGTCCTTCATATATCTAGAGACCTTTTCAATCGGTTTCGATACAGTGAACCTCACAATTTCAGAAGTTACACGTTCAGGTTTTCCATCAGCACCCATAACCGTCACGGTCTCTGTTTCATCAAACTCTTGATCTCCGACTTTAACTTTCTTGCCGGTCTTTCTTTTAACTCTTTTGTTCTTTACAACTTCATCTTTAATGATGTTGACTTTCCATCCAAACCTCTTAAGAAGATCAACAGCGTTGCCAAAGTTGGTCTCCGGATCAATAGTTTTATATTTCATTATTTTTCTATAGGAGTCTCCGAAGATGTCGCCAAACGGATAGTCTTCAATTGGCGCATCCATGGCATCTTTAATATGAGAAGCTTCATCCTCTGTTGCTTCGGAGATAAACTTTCTCCAATTTTCCATTATCAATTTCATAATTTACCCTACAAATATAGTTAGTGGGGATTCGTTCATGATAGCTTTAGCATTTTCTGTCATCCCCTTATCGCTCTCAAGCAACTTTGGATAGGTCAACTCATCCAATACCGTTTTTAATTCGTCTCTGAGTGCTGTTTGTTCTTCTTTTGCTTGAGATAAGAGATCTGATGCATTTAGGGAGATGGTGTCTCCCGGAATTGGAACGTTTCCGCCGAATTTTCCTCTAATCTGACCAAGAGTCTCTTTGGATAGAGCGAGAGAGAAGCGTCTTATCCATTGCTTTCCAATTGAGTTAATACTTTCATAAGGAATGTTTTCAAAAGGAAGAGTGTTCATGTTATTGATGCCATTTTGACCAGACTCAAAGTCGTCTTCCCAAATATCACCAGATTGTACAGAAAACTTGAACCAAAATTTGTCCGGTGTATAGTAATCTCCGGGCATTGGGAAGATTCTCAACTTGTTATCGATGATCTCATAAGAATAGTGAGAAGTTCGAGTGTATAAGGCATCCTCAAATTGAATTGCTTGCATCTTATTTTGCCACACTGGTACAACTTGCCAACTTGAATCGTCCGCATACTGTCCATAGGTGTTCATGTTTCCAACAACCGACAAACCTCCATAATAGCCATAAAATCTCCACATTTGATTGGGTGTTTTATAGAACATGTCTCTGATTTTTATTCTTTTATTACCAACTTTATTGTAGAAAGGCATTGAAGCGCTTGTAGCAGAAGACGAGACGATTGCTTGAAGATCATAATCTTGTTTATTCTTAACAGGCACAAAAGAAGCAGAATAGATTGGTGTTGTTCCGCCTCGTCCGGCTTCGGTCGCAAACTGTTCGCCTATCTTAAAGGCAGATACAAAGGAAAACTTGGGATATTTCAGTTGGATGTTTGATCCGCTTAAAGCATCCCCTGTTGCTATTTGACCGGTGTGATCGAATGAGCCGGTTGACCCTCCGAGAGCAGATCCCAAGATGTTCTTGGATTGGTGTATATTAAGAAGATAAGAATATTCTAGAACCGCATCTTCGTAATTTGCATAAACATTTTGTTCGGTTAATTCAATATCTAAGACATCGCCACCTAATCTTTTATAGGTAAAAGCAACCTGTGCGACTGCTCCGGACAAGAATTCCTCTGAATCTTTATATACTCCAAGAGGTAATGCTCCGGTTACACTTAAGATGGTTCCCGTTACCGGTAAAATTATTGCGCTTGTCTGCGAGGTTGGTGTTAAAGTCGGCAATGCCATTATAAATCCTCCAATTCACAATAAATAGTTTTAACTAAGGGAAAGCCTCTACTTAACGGGCTTGGTTTTGCGAGTGGTTCTTCTTTTGGGCTTGGCTGTCTCTTTTTTAGATACTACCGGAGTTATCTTCTTCGCCGCTGTTGTTCTCTTTGTTACTTTTTTCTTTTTCGCAACAGTTGTTATGGTTTCGGCTTGGCGTTGTCTCTCAGCTTCTGCTGCGAGTGCTTTCATTTCTTCTTCTCGCTTTAATCTTGCTGCTGCTTCAAGGGCTTTTCTGTTGTCTTCTTCGAGTTTCATTCTTGCTTGTTGCAATCTTGTTTGGTTTTCGGTTTCCTCCGCTAGTTTTGCGTTTCTCCGCTCAATCATTTTGCGTCTGCGGATTCGTTGAGATTTTCTGGCCATTTTTGCTCCTATGGGTTTGGAATAATTAGTTTTAAAATAAAAAACCCCCAACCAAGAATGGAAGGGGGGCAAGTATAGGTTAATACTTTTAAACTTAACTAAACGCGTTTACGAAAGCGATACTAGACTTTGAGTCAACGATTGCCCATCGAAGGGCACCTGCTGTCGCATCGACACATACAACATGAAGGTATGCCCCCAACCTGCTAGCGTCACCAAAACCGAGTTTGCGGTCAGAGTGATATGCTGTTGCATTCGACAAGGCAAGAAGCTGAATAGCATAGCCTTCAAATTTGCAGCCCGACCCGCTATCAAGCAAGATCTCTGTATTAGCGTGACTAGTCACTGTTAACAGAAATTTCATCTCCATCCCGAGCAACGGCGCTGTCGGCATGAGATGCTCCACATTGAGTTCTGCGGATCCATCTAATAAGATTATATCACCGCAGTCTGCGTTTACTAAGGTTGTGTCTGCTGTCAATGCAGTCTTGAGCCTTACGCGTGGTGCTGCGATTTGATTACCATTCTCGTTAATCAGGCTGCGAATGCGCGCCCAACCTACTCTTTTTGTTCCCATAATAAATTCTCCTTTTAAATTTTTTATTAATTAGGTCAATTAACGAAGGAAATTCCTTCATAAGTAAGTAGTGCCCGAAACCCCCATAACGAAAAAAACCCCCAATCCGAAGAAAGGGGGTTTCAATTTTAACAACGTTAAATTATTATTTAACTAGTTGCTCCGGCTTGTCCAAGTAGACCTTCGATAATTACGAGGCCGTACATATCTGGGCGAACCATCTTCTTACCGTAACGAGTCATGACACCTTTACGGGGCACGAAGTCTTCTGGTCCGAAGATTGTTGGAGTAGTTTGTAGAGGCACATAAGGTGCGTATACATAACCAGACTCAAGGAAAGAGCTTCCTTTACGTCCAACAAGAACTACATTGCGAATGAAGTAAGGATCAACGATAACGTCAAACTTACGGTTCAAAGAACCGGTTTTAACTGCACCGATGTCGCCTTTGTCAGCGTCCGCTGTAACGTTTGCGCGGTATCCAGAAGTGAACTCAAGGATGTTAGCAACTTCAGGAGAACAAACAACAAAGTTGGCTCCACCACGAAGTGTCTTACGATGAATTTGAGCGGAAACATCATTGATTACTTCAATGAGTGTCTCATACCATTCACTTACTGTTCCAGTAAAGTCAGGAGCAGCAGATGAAGCGCCTAGTTCAACACCAGTATCTCGCTTAACGAAGAGTCCCGGAGAACGTGACCAATAATATACAGCAGCCTTTGCGCCATGTATAAGATCACCAAGTATCTCACGATCGATCTCAAGAGCAATTTGCTCAGAAAGAATTGAAGTCAATTCAACTTCAGCGTCAAGGTTATGATATGCATTCAAGTCTTGACCCAATTCTGGAGTCCACTTAGCTTTAAGCTTCTTGGTTCCAGCAGTAATCGCAATTGAATCAACTTTAATGTTAATTTCTGGGATTTCTGTTTGGTTCTCAAGTGGCCATGATGCTCCACCAACAACCGCTCCGATTGAAGATGCTCCAACATTAGCGATACCGTCAGTCACAGGGAAAGATGCTGTAACGCCAGCAACATGTGATGAAATGTCGGCACTGTTATAAACAACAAACATTGCGTTTGCACTACCAGCACTTAATGGTTCACGTTGAAGACGGCGAACAACACTACTTGAAGCTATCAAAAGAGCCGCTCCATTTTGGCCGTCCTGATCAAGATCAATGTCTTGAAACATGTCTTTACTAAAATTAGTAAGACTTGATTGTGCTACTTCCACAAATCTGAAGCGGGAAGAACCCAATTCAGCAAATACATCTGGGTCGTATTGAAGAAGTGCTTCGACTTTCTGACCATAAGTGGTGTTTGCGCGAACTACATCAAGAGTTTGAGATCCATCAACAGCAGTACTGTCAGAGATGGTTGTTCCATCTAACCATTCAGTAATGTCGGTTAAAGTAACTTCAGCAGAACTCGTTGCCGAAGCATACGCGCTCATCATACCTTGAGGTTGCTTATCCATGGTGTTGTTATTCAAAAGAATACCACCAGTGATTTGCGATCCAAGACGTCCGCCACCATAAATTGAATCAGTAGTAGCAGTTCCTTGTTTTCCAGCAGCCGGGCTACCGAAAGTAAAGTCAAGGAAGAAAATGAGACCCGATGGGAGACTCATTGGCTGAACACTAACAAGATCGTTAGCGATAAGTCCGGCGAATACACGACGAACGATTGGGAATGCAACTGCAGCAAAACCTGCAACATCTCCATTTTGCATGCTAGATGCACTTTCGCGAAGAAGTTCCTTCGCTTGGTTTTCTAGAAGACGCGCCATTGTGTGCTTCTTTCTAGAATCTGAAAGTCCTTCAAGTAATCCGGTTCTAGTCCATTTGTCAAGAAGAGCGTCGCCTTCTTTCTTCATGTCACGGTTTACTATGCCTTCAGTAAGGGTTTCTATAATAGACATTTGTATATACCTCCTTAAATAATCTATTTAATTCCAGCAAGCTTCTGCATACGATCACTAAAATTGTGGCCTTCAGTCGCTTGCTTTTTTCTGCGTGGTAAAATACTTGATAAATTGGATCTTCTATTTACTGACTCGCTAAGTGTTCTCGGACCTTTCTTTTTATCATTGCCGGATGTCACTGTAGCATTTAGAGCCTCATATAGAGTCTTCGCTTCCTCATGTGTTTTTACCTTGGCGATGGCTTCGACAATTTTTAACTTTTGTCGCTCATTCAAGGAGGCATCGCTTAATGTTTTGTTGCTATAAAGCAACTTAGCATTAGACAAAAGAGTCTCATTAAGTTTTTCATTGATCAACTCAACGGTCTCTTTGTACTGCTTATTCTTCATTTGTAATTTTTTGTAATTTTCTTTTAAATCTTTTAGTTTTTGGTTAAGAACTTCATTCTCTTCAATATATTTGGTAGATTGCATGTTGGCAAGCTCTTCTTCATACTGGCGCCCAATGGTTGGAGCAAAAGTCTCTGTCCATCCACTTTTATTGACACCGGCCAAATCTACTATAAGCTCTTCTTCTAGAAGTTCTTCTTCTTCTTCATTTACAATTTCTTTTAACATATTTTCTATTTCAGTTACTAAATCTTCTTGTAAGTTGAGGCCACTTAGAACATCTTCTTCCGGTGCTTCTGGTTCTTCTGGTCCGGCTTGTGGCTCGACACCCAAATCTAAATCACCTAATAAATCATCAGTAGACTCTTGAGGAGGTGGCTCTTCGCCGGTCTGTTCCTCTGATTCCATTTCAGCCTTTAATTCTTCTAAATTAAATTTATAAATGGGTTCTTCCATCTCGACAGAATACTCAACAGTTCTTTCTGGATCAACACGAGGGTTACCAGCAAAAGGCGCCTCAATAGATGAACCACCAGCTTCGTTTCCAGCACTGGATCCTCCCACTGCCTCTTCCTCTTGAAGAAGATCTTGCTCAGTTAAATCAGAAACCTCTGATTCACTAACCATGTGAGTTTTTCCATCCAATTCTTTAAGTCCAACTTGTCCATTCTCAGATCCAACTGATACTTCATAGATTCGACCTTCATACTTAACTTTTTCGCCAATGAGGCGTTTATTATCGCTTTCGCCCAACATAGATTCAACCGCTTCCTTGATTTTTGGGGCATATTGTTCTATGATTGCTTGCTCAGCGTTCTTTAGTGCTGCTTCGCGGAGAGATTTTGCATCCACGATTGCCTGTTCTAACATTGAAGACATTAATGTTACTCCTAGTAATACTTATCAATTGTAAATAGTGCTAAATACGAGAAAAAGACTAATTATTGTTTTACTTGGCTTCGATGTATTCTTTAAAGAGCAATTCTCCGGTGATTAGTCTATTTTGACTGATGTCCACAGACGAACAGATGCTTGTTGGATATCTCTATCTAACAATCTCGGTTCAACTACAACGATCGTTGGCTCAAGATCTTCTTTTGTTGTTTGAGAGAAGGCTCTTGCTCCACTTCCTCTGTTTCCGGTTGGCCTTGCTGTGGAACAACTGGTTGGTCCGCAACTTTTTCTTAAGCCGCTGACTGATGAGCCACCCATTGGGATTAATGCTCTCGTTGTCTTTTCTCTTTTTATGATTTTAACAATTCTTGTGTTGGTCTGAACGGATTGAGCAACAGGAATCATCAATTCGTTATAGAGAATTAGTCGAACAGATACTTGTTGTTTATCGAACGTTATATAACTCTCCAAAAGATAGTGTCCGTTCTCAAATGAACATTCCCTAATTCTTGTAGAATAGTTGCAATTATCCCAAGAGAACTTTATCGTGTCGGGGTTGTATACCATAACTTCTCCGTCCATTGAAACGTAGCCGTATTGTGTTAATTTTCTGGCATTCCTGACGTCGTTTATCGTGTGTCCGAACACTGATGTTGAGTCCAATTGATAAGGTATGTTTGTATTGTTGATAACTTCCGTTGGAGCAACAAAAACTTCCACGTCTTGATGAGACTCAACAAGAATCTCCGGTATTGGATTTCCGACCAAAAGCCAACCATTTAAAAAATGAAACATATTTCCCTCCATGTCCTACAAATAATTATCCTCCAATAAAAAAAGGGCCCGACATAAGTCGGAACCCTAGAACAATTTTTAACTTTAATTAAAAAAATTATGAATATAAGTTCTGTATATCCCAAGTAGAATCTCCCGTATTACTACTTCTTCCATATATATTAAATTCTAATAATTACGGATATCCAAAACCTTCACTAAGATCTTGTAAATCCCAAATGCAATCTCCTTCACTTCCAGCCCCAACGTGACATGTCACTCTTATTCTAAGACCACCCTCAACCTCATTCACATGGGATCCGCCTTTAATTTGCATTGTAGCTGTACCTCCTGATGTTGCTACTTGAAATCCTGGACAAGCTCCATTTGTAAGAGATAGCGTACTCGTGACACCAGTGTCACGATAACCAATAAATCCATGAGCAAAATAAGAAAAAAGCCCGGCGCCGTTCTCGTTCCCAAAGTATTCGATTTCGAATTTAATTGCAGCCCAAATATTGGCTCTTATTATAGTCGTTGTCCCTACTTCATATGGTTGGATTTGTAATACGTCTTTCCAAGCATTTGACCCAGGCACATCATTATCCAATTTGTGAATTTTCCAATAATACTCTTTAGAAAAATTCTGTAATGCATCATGTGTTTTGTTACTTCGATTTAAATTTGTAGGAATTTCTTCCTTCACTGCTTCAACCGTTAATGTTTGACCATCAAAAGTTAGCTTACTAGAAGCACCAAGTGATCCGCTATTATTAAACTGTATCTCGGTATTTGATCCAGCGACAGATACGCTTCCACCACCACCAGCATTAAGATCTGTGGAAGTTTCAATGACGGTCCATCCACTACCGGTTGATTTTAAAACTTTTCTTCCGTTGTCTAGGTTAATAACAACACTAGCAGATCCATCGATTGTTTCTGATCCGTTGGCATTGATTGTAATATTGTTTGAAGAT